ATAGGATTATTTTTATTTGAAAGTAACATAAGAAATGCATCAGAATATAATGCTCTATCTGCTGTGGCTGAACCAATAAGATCAACTGATGGTGTTCCACCGCCAGATGGAGTATTTGATGTCACATCTCTAAATGTACTAAATTGTGTTCTTTCTTTTGGAAATCCAATTCCTGTCATCCAGTTATGAAGAGAAACATAGTTTTCCAGATATTCATCAACCATAAAACTTATAGATAAATTTTCATATTCTAATTTATCTCCCATAGTTGGAATATCTTTAAAAGGTGTAGGTACTGTTGCAACTCCAGCCGTAATGCCTGGCAAGTTTGCACCAACAGTAAAAAATTCTACTTTCGGCAATTGATTAATTCCAAAGCGAAACTGAGTCGGACTTACATAGTCTAACTTTGTTGGTTGTCTTGATAAGGGAGATGTTTCTGTTACCATATAACTATTTATAATAAAAAAAATGAGGGATAAATCCCTCTTGGTTTATATCTTTCTATTATCTTCTAAACTTCGTAAAAGCGATGCAGATTCATTATGATAACCTTGTCTCTTCAATTCTCCAGCAGCTCGTGCTGTGCCATACGATATAGTAGCTTTTGATATTTTACTTCCTATTCTTTTTAAAAAATCCCATACGCCTGTATCAATCGTAAGCGTTCCTATGAAAAATGTCATTTATGTTCTCCTAATTGTTATGATTTATACAATTATTTATACATAAAAGGACAGTAATACATACCTATTTTTTGAATACCTGTTCTGATAAATTCACATAATTATCCAAATCTACTTAAAAATCTTGCTATGGGATGCACCCAAGGTAATAGAGTTACAGCCATAAACAGATTGACTCCTGTATGTGCCATTGCAATTCTTAAAGTTTCCCCTTTAGGCATACCATCACTTACAAATACTCCGGCTAACCATATAGTTCCAGTTGTTCCAATGTTTGCACCAAGTACTGCGGCGATTGCAGCTGGTAGTGGTAGAAATCCACTTGCAACCAATCCTACAATTGCAGTAGTGGACAGTGAACTAGATTGCCACATAAGAGTACAAACAATACCACCTAAAAACATCCAGTATGGATTGCCAATAAAAGGTTCAAGTTGTTCTACGCTTCCTAAAGACTTCATACCCCCAGCAAACATCTTGAGTCCAATATAAAATATAATAAGACCAACAAAAATTTTAAATGGTGCTGTGTGATGAAGAGTCCAAAGGTCTGGCAAATTACTCATTATAATTTCCTTTTAAAAAATATGTTATAATATTATTTATGAAGGACTTTTGAATTTTAACAAAACTGTAACAAAAATGTGACGTTTAAACTCACATAAAAAAAGGGAGAGCAAAAGCTCTCCCTAAGTTTACAACTAAGTTTTTTATTATTACATTAAGTTACTAACTTTAACTCTGCGATACCAAGAATTGGTATTTGCATCCAGTGAAGCATCTGTGTTAACAGTGTCAGCAGCGGCAACCGCACCAGCGGCAGCAAATGGGTTAGCAGCAAGTCCGTAACGAGTCTTGAAACCAATCTTAGGTTGGAAGCTATTCTCACCAACCGCACGAACCATTTGTAATGGAACATATGGGCAGTAGAAGAAACCAGCGTCATATGGGGAAGTACCCTTATAACCAACAACGTAGTACTGAGAAGCAGCAACATTAGCAGCATATGGATCTACATATACTTTATAACGTCCGTTCATTGTACCAGCAAATGTTGTCGTTGTGTCATCAACATTAAGATTATTAGAAAGTGCTGGAGTATAATCCAGAACACCAGCCATTTGAAGTGCAGAAGCAACATCAGCTGAACATATGATGATATTACCTTTACCTCTACGTGTCTGTTGTCCTATTGCATTGGCATCACGTTCTATAGCGAACATTAAACCTTTGAACTTTTCAACACTCCAACGTCCGTTTGAGTCTGTATCAAGATCAAATATACCAGCAGTAGTCGTATTTACCTGAGCACCCTTAACGGCGGTTACATACAGGGAACGAATAACCTCTCGGTTAATTTCAGCAAGAATTTCAGAACTTAGTATATTGGAAAGTTCTGTTTCTGCGTCTAAACCATGAAGTGCTTTAAGGTCTTGTGCGAGTTCCATTGTATACTCTGCTTTTAATGCGCGAGTTACAGCAGTAACCGTTGATTTCTCTATTGAGAAAGCCATCTGAGCAAAAGCATTGTCTGAACTGTCACCTAAAGCTTCACCCTGAGCAGTTGTCATACCTGTTGCACTTACGTAAGTACCAGCAGATGGGCTGTCATTAAGAACAGCTGGGTTAGTTTCGGTTGATCCAACATCACCACCACCGATATCACCGGCTGAGTTCTGGTTAGATGCACCAGTTTGTCCTGGCATTGCTTCACCAACAAGTGCTTCAGCACCGTCTTGTGATAGGAATGAAGAACGCATTGCAAAGATAAGTCCTGTTGGGCCTGTCATTGGTTGCACACCACAAACATCATAAGCAATTAAATTTGGCATTGCACGGCGTACTAGGGAAATCAGAATTGGATCCCAAGTATCCATTTGTCCACCACCCATGCTGTTAACAGGGGCAGTTTCTCCGAGAAATCCACGATCTTCTTTTAGTGCTTTCTCTTGGTTTTCTAGAATGAGAGTGGTAACTGCCCGCTTATAAGAATCCTCAATCCTTGGTAGATCAGGGTGTTCTAGGACTGGCTGCCACTTTTCTTGTAGATGTTCTGTTTGAAACATTTGTTTCTCCTTTTTAATTACATCTGTTAATATAATGTTTTATGCACTCGCCTTTTGATTACGACTGATGGCCGACAAGTACGCGCTCATTGCATCTGTCGTATCAACGTCCTGTGCGGTGCTACCATCTTCATCATCAAATGTTTGTTCTACTACAGTTTTAGGGAAATAACTTTCCTTCAAAGTATTGAGTTTAACGCGAAAACTTTCTTCATCGGTAAAATCAACATCTTCCGTAAGAGACTTAAACTTTTCAATTTCGGTATCGGCTAAATCTTCAGAAACTTCAGATATAACCTGTTCACGAATTAGATTAGAACTAATTTTAGTAAGTTCAACTGTTTTATCAATTGACTCATTTAATTTATCTTCTAATTCGGAAATCTTCTCAGATTGTGCTTCGAGTACATCATATTTCTCATCAGGCACATCAATATAGTGATCTTCAAACAACTGTTTCAGTCCAGAAATAAAGTCCTCTGCAATTTCACCTTTAAGTCCTCGTTCAATTGCTAACTCATTTTCTTTCGTCCATTCCTCTACAACGTAGTTGAGATAAGTATCAACTTTTTCTGCAAGTTCATCTTTGAAAGAATCAATTTCTCCCTCTTTCTCAGTAAGAACTTCTTCGTGAATACGCTCAATCTCTGAACGTACTTTTGATTTAACTGCGGCCTCAAAAATGGTTGCCGCTTTAATTTTAAAATCTTCTGAAAGACTGTCATCAGCACTCATCAAAGCACGAACATCTTCTTTTACGTCAATGTCTTTTATACGAGCTTCAACTGCTTCTGCTTTTTCTTTCTCTTCTTCTGTTGGCTCTTCAGCCTCATCTGCGTTCATGGCTGACATAATTGACTCATAGTTGGATTTTAACTCTCCAGCTTTCATAGTTTCCATTTTGTCAAACATGGCTTGAATCATTGCTTTTTTGGTTTTTGGGGCTTCCATGATTTCTTCTTTCTCTACAAGTGCTTCACCATCATGTTCTACCTCATCACCAGCTGCAAGTTTCTCTGGTGCGTCTGCTTTCGCAGCACTTTTTTTCGTTTTATCACCAGAAATTTCTTTTGCTTTAGCAACAAGTTTCTTTGCTGGTGAATCACCTTGATCTGGTGAAACGACAGCGGCACCGCCATCTACTACTTCACCGCCAGGCGTGGCCGTATCTATTTTTTCAGCTTTCGCAGCAGGAGCAGCACCCTTTTTAGTGGGATCTTCCGCCTCTTCCAGCTCAGCTAGAACTTCTGCTTCAAGTTCTTCAATTGTTTTTTCTAATTCTGACATAGGGTGTCTCCTTACCTTTTGCTGTTAAATATATTTATAAATTATAATCTTTTGAGGAACTTTGCAAACTCTAAAGCTTCTGATTTTGCGTCCCTTTGATGCTCTTTAACATCAAATTTTTGTTGTAATTGTACAAGTTCAGCCTCAACAAGTGCGCCATTGTTCCAAACCCACTCTTTTCCTTCCATTATACCCTCTACAAAAGCATTTGGTGCGGAAGGATCAGCAACAATATCAGCTGCCGTAGCAAGATAAAAATCATCACGTACATAATTTGCACCATTCTTTTGATCTAAACTACCCATGCCTCTTGATGAAACACCAAGTTTTGCTCCTTCATCCATAAGATTTTTTACAATCTCACCCATTGGAGTTGACATGATTTTTGCTTCTCCAATAAAATTCTTTCCATCAGGTGTTAATGAAGTAATCATATGGGAAACTCTTTCCAGATTAACCGTTGGGCCGTCTGGATGTCCAAGTTCACCAAATGCACGATTTTCTTTAATAAAATTCTTGTTGTATTTTACTACCTCATTAGCAAGAACATCCATAGGATATACACGCCCATTTCTATTCTTAATATCAGCCTGCATGAAGATACCTTTTATCTTATAGGTTTTATTACCATCTTCTTTTTCTTCGGTAATATATTCTACTTCTTCTACAGCCTCTGAGAATAATTTTACTGTATTCATATCCTTATCCTTACGTTATATTATCAAAACCTGATACTTTTTTACATTTCATAATAACAGTACCTATGCAGGCTGCGTCATTTTCTATGTAAACGTCACCAGTAATACCACTACCAGCGTTATTTGCGATAGAAGGTAGATACTGCCCAGAACCATTATAACTTCCATTCGTGTTTAATGAAAATGCAGTTATATTTGATGTAGCATCCCACTCTATTTCTGTAATAGAACTAACCGTCCACCACATTGATATGATAGATACTCTAGGATCAGTAGCAGCGCCGGCAAGTGCAGATGCATCAAGAACCTTTAATGCGGTTCCATTTGTCCCCGAAATGGTGTGTTTAGTGATCACCTCAAAGTCCGAATCTACTAATGTCTGTGTTGCAATGGCCATTATCTACTCCCTAGATTGATAACATTTCTTTTTCAAAATA